CTAAAGCAAAAAGCACCCTTTTAGATCTGATAGAAGATGAAGATTATTAATGCCTATATACGAATTTAGACTCAAAGAAACCGGAGAAGTTTTCGAGGAATTCTTTAACTATCAACAGAAAATCGATTTTCTCGAGGCCAATCCAGACATCGAAGAGATTATAGGTGCACCTCATGTGATATCAGGAATAGCAGGAGTGACTCATAAGAATGACTCTGGCTTTAACGATCTACTCAATAGAATCGGTAATGCTAACCCACACTCCCCACTCGGTCAACAGCACGGTGACAAAGATATTAAAAGTACAAAGATCAGAGAGGCAGTGAATAAGGCTCGCAATAAAAAATAAGGACAACTAGTGCAACATAGCCAACCTCGTTTAACTAAGAGAGAAAAAAGAATCGCCAGACAAAATGGTGACACACAAGAAGGGCTGACATTTAAAACTCAAAATTTCAATTTAAAAAATATAAATCCACTCACAGAAAACCAGCGCATTGCGTTTGATGCTTTTGATGATGGAAAACATTTGATGTTGCACGGCATGGCTGGTACAGGTAAAACGTTTATTGCTCTGTATAAGGCCATCGAATCGATGATGGAAAATACCGGTGTACAAAATAAGATTTATATTGTAAGATCGGTAGTACCAACACGAGATATGGGTTTTCTTCCTGGAAACCAGAAGGAAAAGATGAAGGTCTATGAGGCACCTTACTATGCCATCTGCACCGAACTGTTTGATCGGTCCGATGCATACGAGATCCTCAAGCAGAAGAACGCAGTCGAGTTTATCTCAACGTCGTTCGTTCGTGGTATTACCATGAACAACTGTTTTGTTATCGTGGACGAAGTCAATAACATGACGTTCCACGAACTGGACTCGGTGATCACTCGTATTGGCAAGGGTTGTAGAGTATTGTTCTGCGGCGACTTTCGTCAGTCAGATCTTACGAAGGACCAAGAACGCAGCGGACTGAAAGACTTCATGCGAGTCATCGGTAAGTTGAATGATTTTGTACATGTTGACTTTCTCGAACAGGATATCGTTCGATCGAAATTAGTGAAGGAATATATAATTGCTCGTCAAAAACTCGGACTTCAACCGTAAAGGTTTCGAATACGATTTGCTAGACTTTGCGGAGCTGCAAAGGATAGATGGTCCAACACGTCTCTATGAGACGCCAGAAGGGAAGAGATATCCGTCTGTCACCGCCGTCCTCGGTAAGATGACTGATAAATCTGCTCTTGAAGCTTGGAAGAAAAGAGTCGGCGAGGACGAAGCAGCTCGAGTTTCATCTCGGGCTGCCACTCGCGGAACGAACATCCATACGATGTGTGAGAACTACGTGTTAGGTCATGACATCGATACGTCGATGCCTCATAACATGATGATGTTCCGCCAGATCAAGATGATCCTTGACGACAAGGTCGACATGATCAGAGCCACAGAATGCACTCTGTTCTCTGATCATCTCAAGCTAGCAGGTTCATGCGACCTCATAGCAGACTACGACGGTCGTCTGTCGATCATCGATTACAAGACGTCTGCGAAACTCAAACGTAAGGAATGGATCGAAGGATACTTTCTACAGACCAGTCTCTATGCATACATGCTATGGGAGATGACAGGCATCTTAGTGAAGGACATCGTGATCATCATCGGTGTCGATGATTCTCTCGAGGCACAGGTGTTTAGGGAACGACCTCAAAACTACCTTGAGAAAGCGACCGATCTGGTTCGATCTTACCATCAAATGTACGGATAAGAAAATGCGGCTTCGGTCGCATTTTTTTTGACAATAAACATGTACAATATTTCGAAAACAATGTAAGGTGGACCTATAATCAAGAAGGAAAAAATATTATGACTCGCTTATTTGAATACATTCTCGCTCAAGATGATCCTTTCGATTTCATCTATGAAGCCCTCGGTGGAACTCATGGTGTTGAAACCATGAACACCTGCACTGAGATGTACTACGATATCTCTGCAGACTATCGTTTGCATCCAGATGATGACTTCGAACGCATCATTGAGATTATGGTCGATCAGATGGAGGTTGTATGACTAGTCCTGTTATCGGTTACTTCGGTCGCGACACCGTTCAGCGAGCAATCGCCGAATACTTCTCCAAGCATGGCATCACAGAAGATGTTCGTGACTATCTGATGGTCCTCGAGGATGAAAAGCCCGATGATTTTTTTCAGCTAGTTTGTGATTTTATCGAAAAATAAACATGTACATTTTATCAAAACTTTGGTAAGGTGGACCTATAATGAAGAAGGAAGCAAACATGAACAAGATTATTCAAGTTATCAGCGATATGAAGGCTACTATGACTCCTGCAGAGTTTCGCAACGAGATGCTCGCTAGCCTCGCTTTTCTCATTATGGCTCCAATCCTGTTCGCAGGTTTTTGGATCATTACTCCAGCGTAAATTAAACATGTACAAATAGGCCATTCTATGGTAGAATGGTTATACCAAATTGAAAAAGGAAACTATATTATGGCTCATATGATTGAATTTCTCGACGGCAAGGCTTCGATGGCTTATGCAGGCGAAACACCATGGCATCACCTCGGCACGAAGGTCTCGAACGACCTTACTCCGAATCAGATGCTGAAGGCAGCAAACCTCGACTGGAAGGTCAATCCAGTTCCTGCTTTCGCCGAAATCGGTGGCAAGCAAGTCGACATCGGTCACTCCGCTCTGGTTCGTGACGTCGACAACAAGATCCTCGACGTAATCACTAACGATTGGGTTCCTAATCAGAACGAATCAGCCTTCGAATTCTTCAATGATTTCGTTGCAGCTGGTGAGATGGAAATGCACACCGCTGGTTCGCTTCGCGACGGTCAGCTTGTTTGGGCCTTGGCAAAGGTGAAGGATTCCTTCGAATTGTTCAAGGGCGATCAGGTCGATTCCTATCTGCTCTTCACCAATCCGCATAAGTATGGTTGGTCGATCGATGTTCGCTTCACTCCAGTTCGCGTTGTTTGCAACAACACTCTGACTCTCTCGCTGAACAGTCAGTCGAGCAAGATCGTCAAGGTCAGCCATCGTCGTGAGTTTGACGGTGACGTTGTCAAGGAAACACTCGGTGTTGCCAAGGAAAAGCTTGCCAAATACAAAGAAATGGCTGCTTATCTTGGTTCGAAGCGTTACACTGACGAAAACATCGTCGAGTATTTCCAGCGTGTATTCCCTGTCACCGGTTCGAAGAAGGACCTCAGCAAGAATGCTGGTATCGCTCTCGAAATCATGGACCAACAGCCTGGTGCCGAGTTTGGCGAAGGTAGTTGGTGGCAGGCTTTCAACGCGGTTACCTTCATGACTGATCACATGATTGGTCGCAATGCAGATAATCGTATGACTTCTGCTTGGTACGGTTCGAACAAGAACCTCAAGACGAAGGCATTGGAAACTGCCATCGAATTTGCAGACGCAGCATGATGTTTGAGGTTAAGAGTCGGTCCCCAGAATCCTGGGGACCTCTTGCTTCTCTAAGCGAGAGTAAGTTCAATCAGATCCTCAACAGTCAGCCCGGTTCTACAAAGGATAAGATCAAGAAGCTCAAGAAGCTCAAGACGTATAAGGTTACATTCAAAAAGGTTTGGAACTCAGATAGCTTTGAGATTCAGGCTGAAACCGAATATGGTGTGCAGATTGCAGCTAAGCAATACTTTAAGCAGAATGCAGAATCTATCGGTTTCAAGGAACAAGCTCGTAATCAGTGGGCAGATGGTTATCCTGGTTATGATTCAATTAGTTATGTAAGAATAAGGAGTTAAGTTATGTTTTGGTTATATGGTTTTATTGCATTGCTTTTAGGACGGACGTTCTATGCAGGCATGAATTATAAGACTTTGTTTTATCGTGATCCTAAGCACTATGGTGAAACAGGTCAGCAGGTGTGTGAAGATAGAGTTGTCGGTTATGCTTTGAGAACATTTGCTGTCGCACTTACTTGGCCGATATCTTTGCCTTTGATCGGCATCTTCAAAATTGGTCAGAAGTTTGGTAGGAAGGAAGCTTAATATGTGGTTATGGTTAATTGTTGCTATTGTACTCTTTGCAGTCAGTACATATTGTATCGGGCGGTTTGATCTAGATGGTGGTGATCCAGCCGGTCTGTTGTGGGTATGTTTTCTTGGTTCGCTATTGTGGCCGCTTGTACTCACTGCCGTAGTTATTGGTGGTCCATTCGTCGGTCTCTTCTGGCTCGGTGATCGCAAGCGTGAGAAGCTCAAGAAGGAAAAATCTACCGATAATAAATAAGTGAATGGTAGAAGAAAATGGTACTTACTTTGTAGGAATGTCTTTCGAAACCGAGGATGACGATGAGATCGTTTTCCCGGTGATGTTCCACACGAAGAATTACAAAGAAGCGCTGACACTCACTCGATGCATTGCCGCTGGCGATCCAAGAAAACGAGTGATGTTTGCAGATATTGACGAGGACTACATATGAAAAAATTAATTGCATCTTTAGTTGTCGGTAGTATGCTAATCTCTACTCCTGCCTTTGCTGATCATCGTCGAGATCGAAATCGCGACCATGTCCAGCAAGAGCGTCGTAAAGCTGGCTGTGGCTGGCTTTGCGGCGCTATCATCGGTGGTGTTGTAGTTGGTGCTCTCAGCTCAGGTAATCGCGATCGCGAGAGGGATCGTGAGCGAGAAAGAGATTATGAGCCGCGCGACGATAATCGCTACTATCCACCAGATTATAGATATGATAGACGCTATTGCGTTCGTGAACAAATCACCGAATGGTATCGTGGCGAACGCTACGTTTATTGGGAAACCCGTTGTAACTAAGGAATAATACATGAAAAATTTTATTGCGCTAGCACTCGTGTTGCTGGCAACTCCAGCTATTGCACAGAAGACACCTACAGGTGTGACATATGACACTACCATTGTTCGTGCGATTGATGGTGATACGATCGTCATTACCGCACCGTATCTGCCAGCTCCTCTAAAGCCTGAACTTGGTGTTCGAATCTTTGGTGTCGATACACCTGAAAAGAGCTTTCGTGCCAAGTGTGAGAGCGAGAAGAAGCGTGGCGAACAATCTAGTGAATTCACCAATTTGGTAATCAAATCTACAAAGAAGCATCAGGTTGTTCTGTACGATTGGGATAAGTTCGGTGGACGTGTTCTTGGAGATATTCTCCTTGATGGCATGAGCCTTCGAGACCTTCTCATCAAGAATGGTTTTGCACGTGCATATTTTGGTGATGCAAAGCAATCTTGGTGCAATTAAGCATGTACAATTAAAGCCCGTTGGGGTATAAATAGAATATCAGTTGTTGACAATCAACAATAAAGGCGGAAAGACCGGGGTTCGACTCCCCGCACCTCCACCATGGACACACAGTCTTTCAACCACATTGCACAGGATGTAATGTCACGACAGATTGACTGAGTTGCGCAACGTGTGTCCATGATGGGGGTGACTATGGAATTCGATTTTCGTGTAATAGGGCGGTTTGAGACTGATTGCTTGGCAAAGTGCCACTAAACATAAATGCTAACGATAACGATAGCTTTGCAGATATCCGCCTAGCGGCATGATCTACACGGGTATGGCTCCACCTTGGAACAGAACGGGCCACTTACTACCAGTTGAATGACTGGTGCTACGAGTCGCCAGAAAAACTGCTGGCGGTAGTATAAATAAAATATCACGACGGAGGTTAGAATCCTCCATTGACTCTTGCAAAACTTCAAGTCTTAGATGGCTAGAAAGCGGCATCATTCGGATGCCACCGACGAAAACACTAATGATTTTGCATTTCCAGTAAGAGGGAAATGGATGGAAGATACTTCGTTATTCTCTTGTGTATCTTCTTATAGCGGCAGAAAACTATATGGCTGGGATGCCTGTAAAGTAGTCTCTGTTTGCCAAAGTCATTGAGACTAAGAGGAAGAACATGAAACTTTTCGAAACTAGAAAAGATTTCCCGTATCTACGCTGGGCCGAAGGCTTTGTCATAGGTATCATTGCAGTAACAGGTGTGGCTTTGGCTACACCAAACAAAGAACCTGAAGTCAAGATCGTAAAGGTCCCAGTTATTCAGGTAATCGAAAAAGAAAAGGTCGTAAAGAAGCCAGTCTATCTGAGCAACTACGACAAAAAACAAATCCAATGCATGGCCGAGAATACATACTTCGAAGCTGGCCATGAACCTTATAAAGGTAGGATTGCGGTAAACAATGTTGTTTTGAACCGCGCAAAAGACGATCGTTTCCCAAGCACGCCATGTGGAGTTATCAATCAGAGAACTGCGCGCGTATGCCAATTTTCATGGAAGTGTGAGGGTGGAAAAAGAATTCGTGATGGTGTAGCCTTTGCAAAAGCAAGGGAAATCGCCGAACATGTGTATCTCGGAAATTACGGTGACGTAACAAAGGGAGCAAAGTTTTACCACGCTGACTACGTAAGTCCGTCATGGGGTAGAGTGTTTGCTCGTACGACTAAGATTGGTGCACACATTTTTTATAGAGGATGATTATTATGGTGGACGACGTCATTTCAACGAAAGCATTGACTTCTGAAAAGTTCATTAAAGAAATTGAACGATTGGTTATTAATTATGATTTAGATTATATGGATGCCGTCGTCCACTATTGTGAAAAGAATAACATCGAGATCGAGGCTGCCGCGAGTATCATTCGCAGTAACATTCGTATCAAGGCTCGTCTACAAGACGAAGCAGAAGATCTTAACTTCTTGCCAAAGAGGGCTAAGCTACCAGTATGACTCCATTCGAGAGCTACACCACTTTCCTCGCCCTTAAAAACCACTTCACAACAGACAGCTATGACTACATCAAATACAACGGTAAGATAGGTGCAAAGCCTTCGAGCTTTGATGTACGTAAGGACAAGTATCAGTTCTATAAGTTGTCGAAACATAAAGATCCGCTCAAATATCTGGTTGCCAACTTTGTAGATGGCGATTTGAAATGGATAGGCGATCTGTTTGATGATGACTCAGAGAAAGTGTACAATGAATGGTTGAAGAGACAGCAGTCTCTTTCTTATATCTTCGAAGAAGACGTAAAAAAACTATGTACAAATTTCAATGATTGTGTTATTGTAAAGAATGGGCAACATCCCTTCTTACTGAAACAATATCTTCGTCGAGAGATTTCTATCGAGACGGTGATTATCCTCAATGATATCTTCGGGTTCTTCGGTCATTGGAACAAGAAGATTGAGGATGGTGTCCTATGGCCCAGCATCCACAAGAAGCTGCTGAAGTATAAGCCCTTTTTTCATTATGATGCATTTAAATGTAGAAAAATTGTCAAGGATGCTTTTACTTCATGATAAATACAATTGCAGTTCGCTGCAATCTAAATACTTCGAAACA